TGATTACCATATCATCTCCGATGATGGCATACCACTGATGACGAGGGAGACGTCCCTTAAGTGCAGCCCTAGTGGCCGCACGCACCACAATGTGGTGCAACAAGGCGAAGCTCGCAAACGATGAGTAAAAACCCATCGGTTGCCCAACTGAATACTTAACGTATCCAGACTTCCCTGAGGGAAGGGTGTACTTGAAAGGTCTGTCAACCAACATTGATTGCCATTCCGAACCAAGTTCACCTGGTAAGCAAATGTCGATAATCCGAGCCTGTAACCAAACAGGCAATCGGTCTGTCGCAGCACTCAAGTCATAACTTGCCATCCAGTCATGGTTGGAAGTTTGCTTTTGTGCCCAGCGTTTGCCGGCGTCTTGATCAAAGGTGTAGTCACCCCTGATCTTACCTAGGATACCATTAATGGTGTCATGGATAGGCTTAAGGGCCGCTTGGGAGATATAATCCCCTTGAGCGATAACCCTTAGCTTACCAGACTTTTCCGGTAAGAAAACGACGCGACCAATCTCTTCTCCGGAGTAATCTCCGAAGTTAGATTGGAGCATATTAGTAGTGATTGGATCCACTTTCATAGATCCGTTCACTGCAGCTATCCTGTCTAAGAAGGATGAAACCTTCTCGACTGTGCCGTAATGGTTGTGAGCCTTGACGTCAAGGTGAGCCGAAACGATGGAAACACCGTTTGGTCCCCTTGAGAACATAGGAACGTAACCCGGTTTGACTTTAAGTCTTTCCGTACGGAATTTCTTAGCTTCTTCGAGGATATTAATGATGATATCATCGGAAGGCAAAGATTCACTAGGAGCCGTGATGGTCTCCATAGCTGCTAGACATTTTGAATCCGTTAGGGTATCGTTAAACAACTCATGAATTCTCAAGAGTGTTAACGCCTCCTTCTGCTTAGAAGAAGTAATACCCCACTGGATCGTATGTCGGACTAATTTAGGATAACCCGTTTCCTTATGGATTTTAATCCACTTGGTAGGGGTTATTGGTTGTCCTAAGAAGACCTCTAAGGCAGTGCTAAACAAAGATTTAGCACGTTTAATACCTTGAAGGCCTTCATGCTTGACCCAACTCTCACAAAACTTCATTAGTTTAGTCACTTCCGTTTTAACAGGAGGTGGTGGTGAGAGCATGTCAATCGCTAACTCTAGCGCTTTAATTCGTGTATCCATATACATAATTTAAGGATTATAAAATATGGTGTGCACAGCACAAAGCCATTAAAT